GAAGTCAGCGTTTTCTTGTTCCCACTCGGACATGTTTAGCTCCAACTCGTTAGGATTGATACGGACATCTCGCAGCTGAGAAGGTCTCCCGAAGCAGCGTTGAGAATACTTGGTGCGCTTATCGCGCTTACATTATAGGTCAAAGATGATGCAGCGAGCTTTGCGAACACGCCACAGACTGTGTCCTCGATGCCGTTGAGGTTTCCCTCATTATCGAATAGTGGAACAGTCATAACAATCTTGAAGTTAGCCATTGGGCTAATTGAAATGTGTTGATTGTTGCTTGGTGTCAGATATGGATCATCTGGAGACACAATTACAGAATTAGCCAGGACTGTGGCAGGTGGAAATGCAAAAGTCTGCCACTTAGCGTTATCGACTAAAGCCGTTGCTAATGTAGTCCTGAGAGTAGTGACGGCAACAGGCATCAGCCCACCATCGAGTTAGGTGATAAGCAGTGGGCGATCAATCCTCGCACCTTAGCGAGAAGCTGTGCGCTCATTCGGTAAGGGCTTGGCTGGAAATCGACAGCATTTGACCCGCTCAAAGTTGCGGTGCGTGCTTGCCAGATTTCGACAGATATCATCAAAGCTGCTTGCTGAACTGCTGTGTCAGTTGCATAGTCTGTGACTGTTCCTGCAACAATTCCAAAAGGCTGGACGGCATGAACGCCTTGATCTGCTCCAGTTGCAGCATATGAAAGAGAGCCTGAACCAATCTTAGTGATGGTCTTTGTGCCGTTATACGGACTGCCATTCTTTGTAATGATTACGCTTTGACCGACATAGAAGTCCTGAGATATATCCTGATCAAAGTAAAGAGTTGCCACATTGTCTGAAAGGCTTTGATGCGTGTTATAGATTTCGTTCTGCCAAAGCATTGGCAATAGCACGACATCTGTTGCATCGCATACCTCTTGAAGGGTTGCATCTGGATACAAAGTACCAACTCCGAGTGTTGCGCGGAGTTCTGCGACTGTTGTAAGTGCCATATGCAATCCTTTCTTAAGACTCTGAGGGGTAGAGGGCTACTACCCCTCAGAGCGACTTAGTGAGTTTTTACTGCTTGTTGTTCTTGAATGCGCCAGCTGCAACCTTAGTAGCGATTGCACCGAATCCGTAGTAACCAACTGTTACTGATCCGTTAGCTGTTGATTCTGCACGCAAGCGGTATGTTGGTGACTCGTACCATGTGTATGCATCTGGGTTCACGATGAGGATTGTTCCATCGCCATCGCCTGCGTTTGTAGGATCAACATATAGGTTGAGTCCTGCAACATTACCTGTCAATGATGTTGGTGCTACTGCTCCACCTGCGTTCATTGGCTGTGATGCTGTGTAGATTGGGCGACCTGCATCGTTTAGAGACATGATGTTAGACCATTGTCCTGTTGAAACGACCATGTTGCGAGCGAATGGGTTTGCAAGTCCTGCTGTTGCGCCATAGACAGAAGCTGAACCGCGAGCAACAATTCCAAGCAACTCTGATGCTGTTGGGTATGTTGTTGTGGTTGTTGCATCTGCTGTTGCACCTGCAATAAGAGCAGCGTTCACTGCTGCGTTTGTAGCCTTTGCGTAAGCTGCTGCCATGTTGCGCACTAGCTCATCAAAGAATGCTGGAGATGTACGATCTAGCAATTCAACAGAGAATGTCTGCTGTCCTGCGTACTTCTGCACTGTTACAGATAGGAAGTTAGAGTTTTGATCTGTGTCGCTGAATGCATCGCCTTCTGGCTCGATCGCAACTGTAGGCATCTGTGTGATGCGTGGGATCTCGAAGGTCATTCCAGCGTCTGGGAGAACCCCTCTGCTGATGGCATCGATTGACGGCCTGATCGTTGTACCCAATGGGTTGATGATTTCAGACAACTGACGAGTTGGAACAAGTCCAGCGTTATCTGTTGTGTCTGCTGCTGCGCGTAGGTATTGACGAGCATCCTCATCGCCTAGTGCTGCGCGGATTGAGTTTTCTGCATACTTAGCTGCTGTCAATTCGATGCGTGGCTTTGTGAAGTATGCTGCTGAAACAGTTGGGCGAGCAGCTTCGACCGCTGGTGCTTCAACTGGTGTTGCTTCGACTGCTGAAGTGGTTTCTTCCACGATGGCTGTCTCGCTTTCTGTTGGTTGGGTTGGTTCTTCTACAGCAGATTCTTCTGCTGCAATATCAGTAACTTGAGCAGACTTGAATGCTGGCTCTGTTACTAAACTTACTTCGACCAAGCGAGCAGCGGATACATATGTCACGCCATCCTTGATCTTTGACTTGAGGACTTCTGCCCCGATGCTCAATCCTGATTGCAATCCTTCTTCTGCAAGGATTAGAGCTTCTGTACCGCGTTGTGAGCGACTGATAGAAAAGACTGCATCGATTGAGTTCTCTGACTCGCTAAAAGAAACCATGCGACCTAAAGGCTTCTTGTTATCGTGCTGGCTTAGCAACTTGATTGCTTTAGGATCTTCGATAGCAATAGATCCAGAAGCAAAGATTACTTTGCCCATATTGGTAGATCCTGCTTCGACATTAAGAGGCACGATCTTGCCTGAGACTGTGCGATTCGCTGAGTCTGCTGTTAGATCAGCCGAGAAGGTGATTACTTGGTTCATTCGAGACCATTGCTTCCGTTAGGTGTTAGATCTGTCATTTCCATAGCCTGTTCCTGGGTAACCAGATTAAGGGCTAGGAGTTTTTCAATTACTGCGAGCTCTTGCAGTGGATCAGTGCGCAAGAAGTTCTTATCAATATCAAATTTAACTACATTGCCACGAGCGGTGATGTCATCCATTGACAAGCGATCTTCAATCGCAGTAATGAATGGCTGTAGAGATAGTGTTAAGAATTGCTTTCGTTCATCATTGACATTCTGATATGTATAACTTGAGTTCTGATCTGCTGAAACATAGATTGCTGGCACATTGCATAGGCGCGCAATTTCAGTAGCAAGATTCTGAATGGCTTCGTTGTACATCATGTCTTTAGGTGAGAAGCCAACAGTCTTATAATCTAAAGTGCTTGTTAGATAAGCAGTAGAGTTACTTTGACGAGCTCTTTTCCATGCCGCTAATAATCCTTGCACTTCTGCCGGTGGAAGGTCAGCCCCTGAGTTCTGAATAAAGCCCGTGCTCATTGGAGTTGCTGCTGCGATCGCTGCTGACTTCTGCACATCAATAGCTGCGCGAATTGTCTGAACACCAGTGTTAAGAATGCCATCGCCTAATGATTGGAATGTGACAAGAGATCCAAGTCCATCCATTGGTAATGTCGTTCCATCAACTGCATAAGACTTAACAAAAGTATTTGTGCTATCTAGCGTTGCAGTTACTCGATGGTTAGCGATCCACTCAAAGCGAGAAGGGCGACCATCCTCAGAATAAACTTCGACCACTTTCCAGAAGGCTTGCCCATAAAACAAGAGTGAATCAACAGTCCACGCGATTGTTACAGATCGTGGCTGTGAATATGAAGGCTGCTCTAACCATGCAGGTGAGCCAAGTTCTTCATTAGTGGATTTCTTATAAAGCTCGAGAGGAATCGCTCCGATGGTTCCACACAATAGATTGCGACAGCGCATTAATGCTGGAACGGAGATCGCTTCGCTTCTGCCGATGAAGGCATATTGAAACGGCATTGCATAAGGTGAATACTCACCAAGCACCTGAGGTGCGGACTGAGCCTGTAATTGTGGCTTAGGTTCAAGCCCGAATGTCTGCAAGATTCTACCCATAGACAGAAACTATAGCATTTGTCAAGCAATTAGACAATGTGATATGGGTGTGTCTAAGTAAAGATTTGTGGCTTAGGTTGAGGAATCATTAACTTGCTTACGACCATAGCCAAGCCAATAGGGGCTGAGATATCTCCAGCACTTTTTCGCTTGATGATTCTCCAAGCCGAATCGTTCACCTTAGCTGCGCAGTTATTCATCTGCTGGATCAGTTCCTCTTGCCCATTATGGATAACTCGATGATTGACCAAGCCTTCTAATAAATCGCCACAGGCTTTATAGAATTGCTGACCCGAAACATCCTCGACCATAACCCCAGCATTGGCTAGGCGATCTGCGATTGTCTGGGTAGCATACTTGTCATAGCAGACCAAGCGTGGTTTATAGATGTCACACCATGCCTTAATAGAAGCAGCCATCTTTAACTCATCAATGGCAACCTGAGAGCTGTAAGTCTCTAAGATCCCGATGCCAATCCGTCCATCTGGAAGTAGTTGTCCAGCGACTAATGATCCGTTCCTGCGTGACGGACTGACATCGAAACCGAATACAGTATAAGCCCCTGGACTCATTTCCAGCGTGTTATCCGATGTATCTTCCAAGATTCCATGTGGCCACGGACTGCTTAGCGAATCGATCCATTGGCAAAGAGTTTCAGTACGCGTGTTTTCAATCGGTGAAGTAGCAATCGCTTCCTCAATCGCTTCTTCTGTGATGGTGTATCCCAAAGAGGGGTTAGCCAAAGCCCATGCATTGCGATCGTCTATCTTGCAGTACTGGGGTGCTGAATACTCATAGAATCCAAAAGACTTAGGTGGGTAGTCGATAGCTCTTTCTCGTAGGTCGTTGAGTACAGTGCTGAAAGCGTCTCCTGCATTAGAGGTAAGAAGCGTTTGAGAATTTGGGTGAGCTCTAGTTGTAGGAGTAGCAGCTCTAAATCCATCTTCTGTGATCTCTCGGACTTCATCGATGTAGAGCAGTCCATTGACTGATCGACCGCGAGAGCCGTCTCTAGTTGCTGCGACAACATCAAGCCTTGCTCCAGATAGCATCTCAATGCTCTCAGTTCCATTGGCGTGTC